CCTCCGGCTGGTGGGACTGACGCGGGAACGCGTACGGGTAGACGATGGCCACGAGAGCCCAAGCGCAGTCCTCCTCCCACCACACCCCGCCGCGGTCGGTGCTGGCCCCAATGAACGCGTCGGGCATCCCGACGATGTGTTCCAGGTCAAGGTGGACACCGCCGTGGCTGGGCGTGGCGACCCAGGTAATACCTGGGGCGCAGGGCTCGACGTAATCCACGACGCCCCAAGGGCTATTCATTCCGATACGCATATCTGTCTCCTCTGGCTCTGGCACCCGATCTAGGTGCTGTCTTGCACTGTAGTGGAATCGTCTACACGTGTCAATAGATAATGAGGGAAGATTCTAGGTTGCGGGTAGGCATGAGTCTCCCCAGCTCTAGGCCTCGAGCTCGATGGTGGCGACCGATTGTCCATCGGATTGTTCATGAGGATTGGTCCTAGGAATGTCCTATGCCATCCATAGCACTTTCCCCCTCCCATCACCCTCCTCCCCATGCGATTGTCCAACGATTCACTACACAACCGATCGAGTCTGGCCCCGTTGTGTGTCTGACCGGGAGTGTGCCGAGGGGGTCACCGTGGAAAGTCCCGTATAGCACACTCACACGCTCCCCTCATTCCGCCCTCATCCCATTTCCAGGTGCTGCTCGTTGACCTCTGCTCAATCGAATGAAGCAAACGACGNAGGCTCGAGGTGTCCGCAAGCTCGTCTGGCTGGCTGAGGCAACGAGCAAAGCGAGGCGCAGGGCAACGACCAGCGGGAGGCGGCAGGCCCTTCAAGCACCGTTTCCTCAACCGCCTCTGCGCTTTGAGGCGCCGTTGCAACAAGAGTAGCGGTGCGCTCGCAGCGTATCACAACTTTTTTGTGGGAGTTATCCACAATGTCCACANCCCTGAGTACNTACCCTGTGGATAACCTGTGGATAACTATGGTGTAGAGAGGGATTGCCTGTGGATAACTTTCTCACCCGAGATGTGATATGTGGTCTAGGCTCCCCATCATGCTCACTGTCTGCATCCTGATCTGCGTTGGTCTCTGGCTGTTCGGCCTTTCCATCGTTGCCATGAAAGTCCTTGAGACAATGCAGTCTGATGAGGAGGTTCCTGAGTTCTCGTGGACGTGCGAACACTGTGGGGTGTACCTCGAGGCCCCGTCGATGGAGATGCTGGTTGAGGGATTGCGGATTCACGACCAAGCCATCTACTGCCCAGGTGACGAGGACGATTGCGAAGAGCACTACCGATGACGCTAGCTCCACCTCCCGAGCGCACAACCGAGATCCCTGTAGAATGGGATGACGAGGAGGAAGACGATGACTGACCTGACCCGCTCCCTGGTGAGAACCTACACCCCGATTGCCGTGGGATTCCTTGTCTCGCTGCTCGCCCATTTCGGGATCAAGAACCCAGCCGCCGTGTCCGCCATTGGTGCCGTTGCCGCCAGTGTCTACTTCACCCTGATCCGGCTGGCCGAGAAGAAGTACCCCGCTATCGGGAAGTTGCTTGGGGCCGCTGGTGCTCCCACGTACCCCCGGAGGCTCTTGGTGCCCACGGTCGCCGGCGACACCACCACCCCACCTGTCAAGCCGTAGTTGTACGTTCTGTACGTCTGTGAAACATTCCGTGGAACATTTTTCTTGCGCCCTGCGGGCGCGGAGGGTCACGCTTCTAGGAAGTGGACCGCTCTCCGCACCAAGGGAGGTTGGTAAATACATGGTATCAGATCGGATCTCGTAGCGTGGCTATTACCCCGGTACAGCGAACCAAGTATTTCGAGCTCCGCTCCGAGAGCTGGTCGCAAGCCCAAGCAGCAAAGAAGGCAGGATTCTCTGTCGCCACTGCACAACGCCTTGAGAAAGACCCCCGCTACCAGTTTTCGATCAAGGCGAAAGAGCGCCTGATCCAAGACGCAACGGAGAACGCATCTGAGCCCAAGGACTACGACGACCTAAGCCCCGATGCCCAGCATGCCTATGAGGACTTCTCGTTCTTTCAGGAGCGGTACTTCGGGCGAATCGCAATGCCGTGGCAGGCGCAGGCAGCAGAATCCATCGTCAAACTGCTCGAGACCCCCAACGAAGAATACGTGGTCATCAACGCCCCGCCAGGATCAGGCAAGACCGTCACCTTCGTCCACGACATCCCCGCGTGGCTGACAGTCCGCAACCGAGCCATTCGAGGAATGATCGGATCCGCCACCATGTCGCTTGCCAAGCGGAACTTGATGCGCCTCCGCAGAACACTTGAGCGGCCCGAACCAGAGAAAGCAGAAACCAATGCACTCAGAAGAGGAGATGCCCTCGACGCCGTTGCCACCCTCGCCGGCGATTTCGGAAGATTCCGACCTGTTGACCGTGAGATTTGGACCAATGAAGCGTTCATCGTATCGCAGTCCGGTGATGCAGGAGCTATCTCGGAGAAGGAACCTACTTGGTCTGCCTACGGAATCGACACCGCCTTCATCGGAGGCCGATACGACTTCGTGATGTGGGACGACCTTGTTGACCCTCGCAAGATGCGTACCCTTGAGCAGAAGGAAGCCTTGCAGGATGTCTACCAAGATGTTTGCGAGACTCGTCTTGAGCCGGGTGGACTCCTGGTTCTACAGGGCCAGCGGATCAGCTCAGACGATCTGTACCGCTTTGCGCTTGACATGAACGCCCCCATGCCCGAGGAAGACGACGACTTCGACTTCGACATGGCCGAATACACCGAGCGGATCGGTGAGGGGCGGAAGGGCAAGAAGTACCATCACATCATCTTCAANGCCCACTACGATGAGGTCTGTGACCAGACTGAGCACAAGAAATCTGCTGCGCCNTACCCGCAGGGATGTCTCTTGGTTCCTCGAAGGATTCCTTGGTCGAAAGTCTCNACACTCATGGCAAACCGTGGGGAGCGTTTCAGTGTTCTCTACCAGCAGCAAGACATCGACGCCTCCGAAGTCCTAGTTCCGAACGCCTGGGTGTACGGCCACGACGAGTTTGTTGGCTGTATCGACAAAGAGCGGGACCGCCTCGAGATCCCCGTTGGCCTCAATGTCTCGGAATGTGTCAGTGTCGCTACCGCCGACCCTTCTCCGACAAACTTCTGGTCGGTCCAATGGTGGATCTACGACCCGAACTCTGACCGGCGCTACCTCATCGACCTTCTCAGGAAGAAGATGGACGCCCCTGACTTCCTCGACTGGTCCGCCGAAGCTGGCAGATTCGTTGGGGTTATGGATGAATGGCAGCAGGCAAGTCAGACGCTCGGCTTCCCTATCACAACTTGGATCGTGGAAGCAAACGCAGCACAGCGATTTTTGCTACAATATGACCATGTGCGTAGATGGCGCTCGCTGCATGGCGTAGACATCATTCCTCACACCACGTCACGCAACAAGTCAGACCCGCAGTTCGGAGTAGAGACCATCGCTCCCCACTGGCGCTTCGGCAGGGTAAGGTTGCCTGGTAGGGCAGAAGGAAAGACTGTGGCGATGCGTCTGGTGGACGAGGTTACAAAGTATCCTCACGGCAGAACGGATGACTGTGTGATGGCTGAGTGGTTCTTTGAGTGGAACCTTCCCCACCTTTCGACTCCCTCTGACCCGACCATGACGGCATGGCGCCCGAGTTGGGTCGGCGTGGCATGAAGTCTGCCGAGGACATCGTATCGCTCTACATGCAGCGACTCTCCACCCGTGGGGCCTACCTCAACCGAATGAAGGAAGTCTCGGCCAACTACAACAACGAAGTCGCCGTCCCCCTTCCCGAGCTTGACATCAACGAGAAGCCCGCCGTCGCCAACCTTCTCGCTCAGGGAATCGACCAGTTCGCCCTCCGCATTGCCTCGGTCATGCCAGACATCCAGTACCCAGCCCTTCGTGGCGGTATCAAGGGATCGCAGGAACGTGCCCGCCAGCGCCGCCTTGCCACTCTTGGCTGGTACGACATGAACGACATGCAGATGAAGATGCGCCGGCGAGCCCGCTATCAGGTCGCCTACGCATCCTCGCCCGTTTCCATCCATCCCGTTGCCCTCAACCTCAACGATAAGCGCCAGATCCCCCATTGGCGAGTCCGCAACCCCCTTTCGACTTTTCCGTCTGACACCATTGACGCCGACAACATGGAACCGGACGATTGCATCTTTGAGGATGCCCGGACCCTCCGGTGGATCAAGCAGAACTACCCCGCAGCAGCGAGCGTTCTCTACGTTGGCAAGAAAACCGACGATGCCCTTTTCACCGTGCTCGAGTACGTGGACCCCGAAGAGACCGTGTTGGTTGCAATGGGCGCCAAAAAGGAGTCCGAGAACTACCTGTCAGGCGAGAACCGCTCGGGCATGAGTCAGATTGTCCTTGACCGCGTGCCCAACCGAGCCGGCATCTGCCCCGTCGTTGTTCCACAGCGGATCGCACTTGACAAGGTGATGTCCAAGTTTGAGGCGATGATGGGCATGTTCCATCGTCAGGCCAAGCTCGACGCCCTCAACACCATTGCCGTGATGCGAAACGTCTTCCCCGACGAATGGGTCGTCGCCCACCCGAACTCGCAGGGCATGACCCCGAAGATCGTCCAGTCCGCTGACGGTAAGATGGGGATTCGTGGTGTCATCCAGGGTGGCTCCATTGAGACCATCTCCCCTGGACCGGGCCAGCACTCCGAGACAACCCTTGACCGCTTGGAGCGAAGCGCACGATTGAGTGCCGGAATCCCCGCAGAGTGGCAGGGCGAGTCAGGATCTAACATCCGTACCGCCCGTCGTGGCGAGTCGGTCATGTCCGCAGCCGTCGATCCCGACATCCAAGAGACACAAGAGATCTTTGCAGCCTCGATGGAAGCAGAGATCCGTAGGGCCATTGCCATTCAGAAGGCGTACTACGGATCCAAGCCGACCCTCTTCCTCTTGGGCATGGATGGGAAGGTCAACTCCACCCCCGACTATACCCCGAACGATGCTTTTGAGACTGATCTGGTCCGAGTCCAGTACCCACTCCCCGGCTCAGATGCAAACCAGATGGCAGTGATGATCGGCCAGAAGGTCGGCATTGGCGAGATGTCAATTGAGTCCGCAATGGAGATGGACCCCCTCATCCGCGACCCTGAAACCGAGATGTCACGGGTGGCAATGGATGGACTTCGCAAAGCCCTCCTCACCGGCCTCGAGCAGCAGGCGGTCCAAGGCCAGCTCGACCCCGGCACCGTTGCTCGCATCGGCATCAAGTTGTCTGAACCCGGCATGACCATCGAGAAGGCAGTGGACGCTGTTCACAAGGAGATGCAGCAGGAGCAGGCCGATGCAAAGACAGACCAAGGCGGACAGGTGCCAGGTGTGCCCGGTGCTGTGCCGGGGATGCCAGGAGGACAGATGGGTGCTCCTCCCGAAGCAGATCCCTCTCAGCAGCCGGGTTTGGCAAGCCCTCAAGCTGCCCAAGGCGCAGATGCAGGCGTTCCTTCGGTCTCTCCGCCACCGCAAGGACTCGACAACTTGAAGCAGTTGCTTGGTGCGCTTCACCAGCAGCCACAGGGTCAACCAGCGTGACGCTCCTCTTCGGCCTTTGTTGGCGGTGCGAGGACTTCTCTCCCCTTGTCAAAGACCCCATGTTCTATCTTCACGACCCGGTGCCGACCGTCTGCCCCGAATGTGCAGATGAGCGCGCCAAGATCGCCATTTCGTACAAGCAGAAGTTGAGGAAGCCCAATGCCTAGAACGGGACGGGGAGGCAAGCGTCAGGGAGATGCACAAACGGCGTACTCAAACCGTTCTGATCTCAACGCCCGCGGTCCGCAGCCGATCACTGTGGCACCGGGCCAAGCGTATGGCGAGGGCAAGGCGCAGGCCGACGCACAGCGAGCTGTACCCATGAGTGGCACCCCAACTCCCCCCGCCCCTTCGCCGGTGCCGCAAGCACCACAGCAGGGGTCCATGCCGGGATCTCCACCGCCGATGGCACCAGCGCAAATGACGCCGGGGTCCATCGACCTGTTTGCACCCGCTGACCACCCACCGCCCCAGCCGAGCGACAACGAACTTCCCGGCCCCAAGGGAGCGGTCCCAGGAAACTCGATGAGCCACGTTGCAGACGCACTTGAGAACGCTGCCAACTCCCCCTACGCAACCCGCCAAGTTTCCGAGCTCGCTGCTCTGGCTAGGACGATGGTGTAATGGCTGACTACACGCCACCCAACCCAAGCGTTTCTGGCGATGTCCACGACGATCTCGCCGTGAAACTGGATAAGGTGCTCAAGGCAGCGCCTACCCTTGCACACACCCCCGACCTTGCTCTTGCCGTGGCGAACATGCCCGGAAACCCCGAAGACAACGCTCAGTCAGTTGGGGCTCTCCACCTCATCAACGCCGTTGCCAAGACGGTTCACACGCACGTTGCGGACAATCCCGAGAAGTACCGTGACCTCCTTCACCGTTCGATGACCGCTGGGAAAGAGTAGTGCCGGGTACAGTTGGACTTGGCGCCGAAGGTGGCTTTCGCAAACCAGAGGACAACAACTCTGGTGGAGGAACGCTTGACCTTCCCGACCTCGGGCGGGACATCTCAAACTGGACGGGCAATGTTGGTCGTGCGGCCAAGGGCGGCCTTGAGGACATCGTTCACGCCAACTACAAGAAGGACTCTGGCAATTGGGCAGGGGATCTTGAGCAGTGGGGAACGGACGCCGCAAATATTGCACGCGGTGGTTTCAACCAAGCTGACTGGTGGGCAAAGCGGAACCTTTCGGAAACCGGCCTAGACAACTCTTGGGGCGATGCGCTGGGGACCATGAACACTGCTGGGAAGATCCTCAACGGGATCTACTCCTACGCAGGTGGTCCGACGTTCAACATTGGCAACATGCAGGTTGGGCAATCGGGACCGACGATCAACTGGCAAGACACGCTCAACAACCTTGACACCGGCATCGCTCACGAACTGACCAACGAAGTGCGCTCGGTAGGCCGTGACATCTTTGAGGGGGGAAAGCCCACTGGCCCCGGACACTGGGTAACCAAATACAGCACGGCTGGCACCGCTACCCCCGGTGGTGAAATCGACAAGCACCAAACCAGCCAGCGTGTGTGGGTGCCAGATCAGAAATCCCCCGACTTCTGGCACCAAGCAGCTCACGGAGCGATGTCCGCGGTCCAAGCCGCCTTTGATACGCCGCAACACATGTACCGTGCTGCCGTCCTTGCCTACCAGAAATACGGATGGGATGGAGTCACCGCCGTCCTCGCTCCCGCCGTTGCCGGCGCCGCCGCTGGTGCGATGGTGGGGAACCCCGAAGTAGGGGCCGTCGCTGCCGACACAGCAGGTGCTACCGCTGCATCAAGCGCAGCCGATGTCGCTACCGCCGACGCTACTGCGTCCACCGCCGAAGGAGCAGCAGCATCCGTCGCTCAAGAAGCACCCGCCGTTGGCCCCACGGTTGCACAAGAACAGGCGATGCGACCAGTCACCTCCGCCGCCGAGCGGTTCATGAACAGCCCCATCGGACGGGCATCGAAGCTGGTTGGTTACCCGGTCAAGACGGTCAACCAGGCCATGACATCTCCCGTCCTCGCTGGTGCACAGATCCCCGACTACGCATACCACTTCTCAAACGGGCCGATGGGCGACATCTGGCGACAGGCGCAGCACGCTCATGGTGACCTCACCACCATCGGGCGTGGCTTGAGCCAGTGGGTCTACGGCAAGCCCGACACATGGCTGTCAGGTACGACAGATGCCATTGCGACTCTCATCTCCACCCCATACGAGTTTGGTCGGGCGCTTCACTTGTCCGAAACGGGAGCGAGGGTACTTACCGTTGCCGACTCAACTGCCGTGGACACAGCGTTCAACAAGAGCGCCGGCTACCGCCGGGCACTAACGCAGATTCTTGACATGGCGCATGGTGGATCGGGCAAGGCTGTGCAAGAGAACCTTGCTGGCGCTATCGCCCGCTCAATGCCATCGCTTGAGCCGATTGCAGCGGATCTTGCCAAAGCCGCAGCGAAGGACGGGGCAACCGAATACAGCCTGAGCAGACGCATCGGTGAGATGGCTGACGCAAGCCGCATGACGCAGACAACGAACCTTCCGACGCTTGGGCTCTACGGCATCTCCAAGATGAAAGCACGCCTGTCAGACAGCTTTGTCCCATCATGGCTGTCGAGGACATTTGGACAGTCCCCAATGGCGCTTGACGACCTCAAGCAGATCATGACAACCCGGTCCATCCGACTTGGGGAGCCCAATGCAGGTTTCAAGTTGGGTGAACTCTTGCAGCAGACTGGTATGAAGTCAGGTGACATCACCCGCCTTGTCAACCACCTTGTCACCACTCGGGACCTGACCGAGTGGGAGTCGGCAATCAAGTCGGCGCTCAAGGAGAACTTCTACCAGCGCATCGACCGCAGGTTCATCTCGGCACTCGGCATGAACAGCGAAGAGTTTGCCAAGGCGTTCCGNGAGGGCAACTTGACCGACGAGCAAGTGGCGGAACTNGACTCCAAGTTGAGGCAACCCGAAGCAGCCAGCGTCTACATGAAACTTCGCAAGGCAATCTCCAACAAGGTCGATGAGTTGGTGGGTGACTCCAAGGCCGGCAAAGACGGGGCGCTTTTCGGTTACGACGGCTACGGCNTGGACCTGTCCAANCTCGATAGGGGCGGAACCGCNGCCATCACCGAGAACCAGCGTGGCGAACTTCACCTTCCCAACTTCCAGCAGATTGACAAAGAGCTCGGAGACTTCTTCAAGCAGATGGGTCGTGTCAACAGCCCCGAAGCACGCTTTGGCGACATGATCTCCCGTGGTTCGGCCCGAACCGAGGAACTGCTGAACGAGTACGTCAACGATCGCTGGTTCAAGCCCCTTGCCCTCTTGACCCCTGGGTGGGCGTTCCGAGTCTCGCTGTCAGAGCTGATGCTGAACACCGCCCGACTTGGCCCTGGCAACATCCTCGCAGGGGCGCTCACCCGAGGAATGGTCAAGCGTCAGCGCGAAGCGTTCTACCTTGCTGACCAAAGCGCCAACAAGACAATCCGCGAACTTGAGGGTAGGGCATCGTCGCTCGAGAAGAACATTGCTGACGAAGCGACCAAGGAAACGCCAAACTTCGGAGCGGTCCAGCGTTGGCAGGAAGAGCACGCCGCACTTCGTCGGCACATCGACTGGTTACACTCCCCCGCCAGCACGGAAGCCCCGATGATGGAACGGGATTTGAGTGCTGGTGGTGCGCTGGTCCCACCCGAAACAGTTCAGCACTTCCTTGAGAGCAAGGGCTACAAACTCAACAAGACCGAGATTGGCAACCTCACGGCACTTGCTCACGGTATCGCAATCGGCACCCGCCAAGCCATGCTCACGGCCATTGGCAAAGAAGAGTTTGTCAAGAACGCTGCCTACCTCATGTATCGACACGGTGGCTACCTCCCCGGTGCGGTTGACTCGGTACACAAGTCGTGGCTCGATCACGTTGACCTGAGTGGCGACTACGTTGAGGAAGTCAAGACCAAGCGTGCCTACGACGAGGCCGGCCTTCCGGTGCCCAAGAGGGACCGCAAGGGCAACCTCAAGACCAAGCTCGTCCTCATGTCCCCAACCGAGTTCGCTGGCACAAGTTTCGGGCAGCACAGATACTTTGAGGGATGGTTCTACGGAGCCAATACGCTTGCTGGGTCTGAGTACCTAGGGCGCCCACTTGCCAAGGCGTACCTTGACCTTCTCGGCAAGGGATTGCAAGGAAACGATCTGCACATCGCCGCCGTCAACGAAGCCACAAAGATCATCAACGATCTGCCCGAGAACGTCCGCCTCACAATGGTCCGCCACCTTGTCCCCGGCGCTGGTCACAATGAGCCCGTTTCCTCATGGGCGGAGACACTGACAAGTCGTCTTGAAGGTGTTGCGTCAAAGCCAATCCGACAGGGCAAGCTGACGGAAGAAGAGATTACCAACGGCATAGACAACCGTGACGTGACCTACCAGCCCCATGTCGAACTGCTCAGGGACATCTCCAACAACTTCCTTCCCTCGCATGTCAACAACTTCTACGAGGAGTATGCGTTCTTCCCCGATGGCGCAGCACGGGGCAAGGACTACATGCCGGAAACGGTCGCAAGCCGCACCCCGCAGCTCTACAGCAAGAGCGATTTCATCAGCAGACTCTCCACCTATGGACACTCCAAGGTGCTCGGCCCAATGGTGAACTACCTCACCCGCCAGCCGACCTACATCGCTGAGTTCATCATGGAGCGCAAGAACCTCGAGGAGAAGGTTGCCAAGGGGATCCTGACGCCGGACCAAGCGGACATTGTGGCGGAGACAGCAGCCACCCGTCGCATGACCCGCTACATCCACAACCCCGAGGACAAGACCCGCTTCGAGCAAACGATGAGTGTCTACGCACCGTTCTACTTTGCACAGAACCAGGCGTGGCGACGGATGGGTCGGCTGTTCGCAGAGAACCCCGGCGCCTTCATGCAGTACCTCACGGTGATGCTTGGGGTGCAGGATTGGGTTACCAAGGTCACAAACCAGAACGGCATCTCCATGTATACCCTGCCGGGGTTGGCGATGTACGGGCTTCCCTTCACGGCATCTCTGTCTTCGCTACAGACGATGGACCCGTTCTCCCCAACTCCCGATATGGGACAGGGAACCAACAAGNCACAGACCATCCTTGATCTCATCGCACCCAAGTTCGGCCCCGTGGTGACGGTCCCTGCCAAGCTGGTCAACTACTTCCTCCCGAGCACCACGCACGGCCAGGGAGCATGGCTGAGCAGACAGTTGGAGGGGAACATTGCAATGGGCGAAACCGCCTCGCAGTTCTTCTACCAGTCCGCCATCCCCAACTCGCTGATCCGCAACCTTGTTGAGCTCCCGGTCGGTTACGCAGAATCCTCAAGGACTGGTGGCACGGCCCTTGACTTCATGGATAACGCCTACTTCCANGCGGTGAGNGAGTCAATCCGCTACACGGTGCANGCCGAATCCAAGCAGTATTGGGACTTTCTCAACTCCAAGGGCGTCCACGATCAGAACGGCAACTCCCTTTCCCCCTACGAGAAATCCGTTGCGTTCTACGAGTGGCAGGCGCAACACTGGAACCCCAACACCATGACGGGGCAACATTCCTTGCAGTACCTTCTTGACTCATCTCGTCAGAAGGCCGGCATCTTGTGGATGGCAAAGATCCTCGGTGGATTTGTTTCTCCCGTCACCATCAACGTCGGCAACGCAAACATGGACATGGTGAACAAGTTGCAGAAGATGACGGCCTCCAAGAAGTTCGGGGGGGACTACCTCAGGGCGGTAGATGCGTTCACCAAGGAATACCCCTGGGCCACCATCGACACGCTCGCAAAGTCAACCAGCACCTACGGCGGTTACGCACCCGAAACCAAGACTTACTACAACTGGCTCGGGCAGCACGAATACCTCGCTACTTCGGCGCCCTTGGCGGCACCAGCGTTTGCGCCAGACAGCGCCAAGGACACCAAGTATTTCCAGCCGGCCCATAACCTGCTCTTGCAGCTCGGTCTCCGGCAGCGCGAAACCCCGTGGCAGTTCCTTGACAGTTTCATGATCTCGACGGGCAACTCGTTCTACTACAACTGGATCAAGCCACAGTATGAGCAGTACCGCACCCAAGACAAGTCGGCGGCGTACAAGTGGCGCCAGAGCATGATGACGTGGTACGGGACCAACTACAACACCACTTGGCTTGCAAGTTACAATGAGGGGCTAAGCACAATCCGTAAGCAGCAGACGCTTACACAGGCTACGGAAGTGTTGGCGGATCCGCAGAAGTACGGAGTCACCATTGACCCGCAGAACAAAGCGGTCCTGTCGCTTCTCATGCAGCAGATTCAGGGTGGCAACGGAAAGCCCGGTGCCTACCAAGAACTACAAACCGAAATCAAGTCGGGCAAGCTGAACTCAGTGGATGCCTCAACCGCATGGCAGAACTGGCTTGACGGCTGGATCAAGAAGTACCCCGAGTCGAAGCAAGCGATCATGACCCTGTTCTACAACCTTGGATGACCAATGACCGACACCATGACATCAAGCGACCAGCCACCCGAAGAGCCTGCTGCCCCGACCGAGGAACCCACAACGCCGTCCGATGGAGCGCCAGCCGCCCCAGCCGATGTTCTGTTGGTTCCGGGCGAGGAGCCGAAGCACGGTGGGGCGCAGGGTGAAATCGAGCGAGTCGCCAAGGACTACGTTATTCCCATCTCCGATGAGGCGATGAAAGAGTGGGCAAAGGCCGGTCCCGAAGAGTTCAAGAAGTACGCCGAGCAGGTTGCGATGGGCCTTTACCCCACGTTTGCCCCACAGATTCAGCAGGGGATCCCGACTCGAGTTCTCCTCGACCCGTATATCCAAGTGGCACAGCAGGTTCTCGGTCCGGTGATGTCGAACCCTAACTGGTCAGACCCCAAGTGGTCAGCGGCGCTACAAGGAGGGATCGACCCCAAGACCGGGCGCCCAATCCCAATGACTCTTGACGAATGGCGGAAACACCTCATGCAATCACCCGGTCACGGCTGGGAATACAGCCCGCAAGCGCATGACCGTGCGTCACAGTTCAACAAGATCATCAACGATGCGTTCACGCANCCTGGGGGTATGTAATGGGACGGNCAGACGGTAGCGGCAAGACCATCANCGTAACCCCACCGCCAGCNTTTACGTCGAGCACTTCTGGTGCCTACAGCCTTGGGCCGCTTGGGTTTCTCCCACAGGGGNTTTCGTTTGCAGCGGGTAGCGCAAGTGGCGTCATCGGCAACATGATAAACAACAACCCGCAACTTGTTCTTGACGTTGCGTCGTGGTTGACCGGCACCTCCTACACCAATCTACAAAGCGCCACATCCATTGTCCGCAGCGCCCTCGAAGCCACGGGCGGCAAGACCCAGCTCATAAACATTGGTCAGGGTGGGTGGGACGCCTCTACCAATAGGGCAAGAAGTAGCGGCGGGAGCGGTGGTGGTGGCGGTGGCATCACAATCTCAATGGGGGGTAGCGGACCCGGCTCCTCGGACATGACGGCAAGCGCCGAGCTCAGCGCCTACTCATCTGTCCTGAACACCCTCAACACATGGAACCTCGACTCCCTCAGCGGGCAGGCATGGAACATGATCTCGGATCCCGGCTACCACCTCAACGCCGGCGAGGTCATCAACCAACTTCGCCAGACCGACGCCTACAAGCAAGCGTTCCCCGGCATGGCGGAGATTCGGGCCAAGGGCCTGTCCATGACCGAAGCGCAATACATCAACCACTCGATGGACATTCAAGATCAGTTNGCCAACAACGGCATCAACCAGGGCTACCTCAACCCNGAGGAGATTGGNAAGTTGGTTGCTGGCGGCGTTTACGGGACCAACCTGACAACCCGTTTGCAGAAGGGCTACGAGGCCATCAAGAACTTCGACCCCTACGCAAAGAAGATGTTGCAGGAGTGGTATGGCGTCACCCCCGGCCACCTCCTCGCCTACACCCTCTCGCCAAAGCACGGCATGGACCAGATCATCAAGCACGTCCAGTCAGCCATGATCGGCACCGAAGCNCACCTTGCGGGCTTCCANGGGCTTGACAAGAACACTGCTCAGGANCTCTCAAAGCAGATGACCAACACCGGCTACAACATGGANTACTTCCGCACCGGCTTCAAGCAGGCCGCAGGGGAACAGCCACTCGAGCGGGCACAGATTGGTGAGCGTGGGCAGGCGACTGTCTCCCAATCACAGATCCTCGCCAACACCTTCTCTGGTCTGAACCAGCCTAAGGGAACTTCCGTCGCTGGCAACGCAGCGGCTCTCCAGCTTGCAGCTCAGGCACGCACCGCGGGTCTCTCCGGTGGTGGTGGGTTTGTGCAGGGTCAGCGTGGCGGCGAAGGAATCGGGTACGCATCCAGTGAGGGTACGTCACCTGCACACTAGTTTGTGTTAGGGTAGTCCTTACCGCCTCACGGCCCGAAAGCCGTGGGGGAGCAACGGTGGGAGCCAGGAGGTCGGTGCGCCACGCAGATGAGTGCTTGGGTTTGATCCCCCAGGTCGGTAGTCGTGCAGCAATCTGAAAGATCGGTTCATCGCATGTGGTGTAGGTGGCGGGTCTCGACAACCCCCACATTGGGCGACACGACTTGGCTTGCTAGCAAAGTCAAGTAGGCGTGGGTTCGAATCCCACCTTGCGAACTTGGTGTAGCCAACTGTGCTACAATGACGACTAGTGGAGCTTTGGCCGGTGGACACCGTGAGCTAAGGCCGCTGCCCGACGAGGCTTGGCAACCTTGTTGTGTAGATGCCAACGAAACCCAACTCATCCGTGTTCACTTCCTCTGGTGGATGCGTGTACCGTGAAAGAGAGACCTACATGAACGAGTCTGAGTTCACCGAGGATCAGGACACCGACCACCTCGACCCCAACATCAGGGCCGAGTTGCGAAAGTCCCGAGAGCGTGCCAAGGAAGCCGAAGCTGCAAAGGCAGAGGTTGAGACCTTGAAGCGTGATCTGGCTTTCACAAAGGCTGGGATCCCTGAGACCGGAGTTGGAGCACTTCTTCGGAAGGCTTACGATGGGGACACCGACCCTGATGCGATCCGCAAGGCCGCAGAGGAGTACGGGATCAACACCGGAGGCACCACGGAGTCGGCACCAGATCCAGTCCTCGAGGAACTTGAGCGGCACCGCAACATCGCAGGGGCAACCGGGACCAACACCTCGGGGCCAAGCCCAGCGCAAGAACTTCTTGCAGCGATCCAAGCGGGAGCAACTGAGGCAGAAGTCATGGAGGCAATCTCTCAGATGGGCGCCGAGAACGGTGTCTATCCCACTGGTATGCGTTGATCCATTAGGGGGACCATCCTTCAAGGAGTCCTAACCCAATGGCTTACAGCCCCAACCCGGCAACGGGTACGACCAACACCGGCAACCTGGCTCTCGCCCAGGCTGCCTACGACCGGATTGCACGGTTCGCCCTGCGTCCTGAGCTCTACTTCGACAACGTGGCGGACGTGAAGCCCACCAACCAGTCGATGCCCGGTAGCTCGGTCACCTTCCCCATCGTGTCGGACCTCGCCATCGCCTCTTCGGCGCTCAACGAGTCAACCGACGTGACGCCACAGTCCATCTCGGAGAGCAACGTCACTGTGACGCTGGCTGAGTACGGTAACGCCGTTCTCACGACCGCCGCCATCCGTGGTGAGAGCTACGTCGAGATCGACCCCATCGTCGCCAACGTCATCGGCTACAACGCTGGTGTCTCGATTGACGAGGTTGCCCGTGACGTGCTCAAGGCCGGTACGAACGTCGCCTACGCGAACAGCAAGACCTCGAGGGTGAGCATCGCCGCCACCGACTTGCTCAAGGCAGCCGATGTCCGTGCAGCCAAGGCCCGCCTGCGCTCGCAGAACGTCCCGAACTTCAACGGCTTCTACACCGCCTACATCCACCCGAACGTCGCCTACGACTTCACGTCGGAGACCGGCTCGCAGGCGTGGCGTGACCCGCACACCTACTCGCAGCCCGGTGAGATTTGGGCCGGTGAGCTGGGTGCCTTTGAGGGCTTCCGCTTCATCGAGACCCCTCGCTCGCCAGTGTTCGCTGGTGCAGGCTCCTCGACGGGTACGGTGGGCGCCAACGTGTTCGCCACCCTCTGCGTCGGGCGCCAGTCGCTTGCGAAGGCGTGGAGCATGATCGACGGCAACACGGAGCAGCCGCACGTTGTTCCTGGTCCGATCACCGNCTTCCTCCGGCGCTTCGTGCCGTGGGGCTGGTACTGGCTCGGCGGTTACAGCATCTACCGTCAGGCTTCGATCCAGCGCATCGAGTCCGGCTCCTCGCTCACCTACAGCGACCCGGCCATCGACCAGTAGTTCCACTAGGTAGAAGGGGGGGCGCATGGCGTTCCAAGGTCACTGTGCCCACTGTGGGTCATTCGATATCATGGCCGGACAGGACATGTATCAGTGTCTCCACTGTGGATTCCACACGGACTTCCACGGGAACGCCGTGCCCCCCACCTCTACCGAAACGAAGGAGTCTTGATGGGAGTTTCTTCCCCAACTGGCAATGGCGAGAAGCGAGGCATGGAGTGGGCCGGCCAGCCCGGTACACCGCTCCCACTGCGTCCTGACCGCGCCAAGGCCAACGACGCCTCCTCCATCGGAACGCACGACATGGACAGCGAGCGAGCTGCCGATGGTGCTACCGATATGCGGGACAGCGCCACATTCACCAAGATCACAGTCCCCGAGCCACAGCACATCACGAACAGTCGTGCTGCTGACGGGGCCACCGACATGAAGGCGAAGGCCATCCGATGAGCACACCAGGATCAGTCGGCACCACTCGAGCCATGACCAAGGAAGAGATGTCCGGTCACATGAACGAGGACTATTCCTTCCCCTCGGTCGTGGCAAAGGTCACCACCGCTGGCGATGTCAACCGTGGCAGCAAGGACCAGTCCACCGCCCGAGGCGTCAAGGCCCCTCTGGTCATCACCGACATCTCGGCAGACCCCCACGGCTCATGGGTCAACGGAGTCAAGACCCCCAACGAGGTTCACGGCTTCCCGTTCAGGGTGCGTGAGGGATGACCCGCGACAACCAGACCGACACCTGCCACGGAGCATGTGAGTCCGGCTGTGCCGTGTGCGGGGCCATCTTCGAGGTGAACTTTGCACCCCGAGACATCCGTGGGGACGCCTTTGGTATCCCCGATCCCAAGCTCACCGGGGCTGGCGCTCCATCTGACAACGCCTAGAAAGAAGGTACAGCGTGGCCCGTTTGCGCTTCGACGCAGTAAAGGGTGCGCTGGCTTCGGCGCTAGGGAGTGGCGATACCACCATCTCCTCGCCTGGGCTTGCACGCCTCGGTAATGTCAACCCACCAGATGTCGCTCTTGTCTGCCTGTACGCCGCCGACGCCGCTGGCAACATTACGACCTCTGAAAATGTCTACGTCACTTCTCACGTTGCCGGCACCACCACCGCCACGGTCACCCGTGCAGGAGATGGGACCACCGCCCAGGCGTGGGTGAATGGTTCTCAGTGGACGCACGGTTTTGGTGTGGCGGACGTT